AAAGACCATGAAGGCTCCCAAGAAATCGCAAACTCCGAAACAAAAAACTCCGAAACAAAAAGCCGCTGCCGCTCCCCACGCGAAAGCGCTGGAGGCCGTGGCTACAGCCGAAACGGTGCGGGCCCACAACACGAAGGCGGCAGCCTCCCACGATGCCGCTATCGACTCTGCAGAGGAACTGCTATTGCAATTGGCGGCAGATCAAGCGCTCGGCATCCAAGCGGCACCGGAGCCGTTGTGCGGCACCGCTGCAAGTGCGGCCGTCCCTGCCGCCAATAAGACCGTCTGGCAAAAGATCAAGGACTGGTTTTACTACCAGGGGGAGTAGCCCCACATGCCGCTCGCCTACCTCACGAAACGGTCCTTCTGGTGGCTAGCGATCACTATTCTGATTTCGACTGTCTCGCTGATCTCATTTTGTTCGGGGCCACCTATCCTGTCCGCGCAAACAACCGTGCAGCTTCCCGCCCCGAGAGACGAGTGGACCCCGGCGACCGTTCAGCAAGTCACGCTGAACGGGGCGTTGATGATCGCCGTGATATTCCTTTGGCGCTCCAACCAGGCAGAACGTGCGACGGCAATCCAACTGGCCGAGACCACCACGGCGGCGCTTCAGGCGGCGGCGAAGTCCAACGAGGAGTTGCGGCACATTATCGAGCGGTTGACCGACCGGCTCCGGGAAGAACCGACATCGGTGAGGTAATTCTTAATATGTAATACTAGACGTAATGGACAAGGCACTATCGCTCGCGTACACGATAGTCGCCAAGGTCTTTATCGCTACCGGCGCGGGAACGATGCTGGTCAAGCGGGTCTGGAGAATCGCCGGTAAAACGGCGAATTTCATTTTGAAAGTAGTCGAGAGGATTTATGAAGATTGAGGGGTCTGCATGGGAGCGTGGTGGGCGGATTCGGCCATGCGCCGCAGAAAGGTTTGCGGTAGAATCGTTCCAGCATGATAAACCCCGGCGCGATCAACGTCAATTCCATGCAGTCCGAGAAGGTGCGCGGTGCGAAGGCTCCCAGCATCCCGAAAGAGCCGTCGATCCCAGCCATCGGGGTGGCGGGCGCCCCGAAGATGCCACGCTACTCTTCGTTCCGAAAGCCGCGAACCGTAGGGATGATGAACGTGGGGAAAGCCTTATGATGGAATACCAAAAATTCGAGAGCGACGACCTATTTGGCCTTAAGTCGATCGGTGGCAGTTATGCGCCTTCAGGAGACGAAGGAGATCTTGGCACCGGACAATGCACGAGGTTCTATCTCTTTAATTCCGAAGAGGAGCGGGCAAACTTTCTACAGGCTCGGGAATTGGAGGATAGAACCAGGCAAGCCTCTGCCCAGGTTGCCAGCGCAACTCGTTTCCTCCAATCGTTGCTAACTAAAACCGGCCGCATGAAAAAAGGCGCGGCGAAGAAAATCAGCGCTCGCCTGGATGAGCTGACTGCGAATGGCCGGGCGTAGGAAGTTCTCCGGCGGACTCACCCCCGATGCCGCGCTGCGCGGCGCCGAGGAAACAATCCGTGCGATGGAGATTGAGTCCGACGCTCACTACGCGGTCGGCAATCTGAAATTCTTCCTGGAGCAGGCATGGCCAACGCTTATGCCCGGCATCCCGTTTCAGGATAATTGGCACATTTCTTGCCTTGTAGAGCACCTTGAAGCTCTGGCCCGGCGCGACATCCGCAGGCTCATCATCAACATCAGCCCACGCAGCCTGAAGTCCACCGTCCTGGTGGCGTTCCGCGCGTGGCGCTGGCTCGATGAGGAAGGCATTCCGTCGAAAGGCGTTCCGCCGGGAGTTGTGGAGAAGTTCCTGGCCGCTTCCTTCGGTTTAAATCTAGCGCGCCGGGACTCTCGCAGAACTAGGGCACTCATTAAGAGCCAGTGGTATCAGGCCCGCTGGGGAAAGAAATTCAGCATCGTTTCCGACCAAGACGAAAAGGGCCGCTTTGATAACGACAAGGGCGGCTTCAGCATGATCGCGTCCGTCGAGGGCGGCGTCCTTGGAGAGGGCGGTTCTTGCCGCTTGATGGATGATCCGAATGACATTGAGAAGATGGTGAAGGAACCGGAAACCTACCCGCAGAACGTCCGCGAATGGTATTCGGCGTCAATGGCAAGCCGCTCCATCGACCCGAGAACTGACGTGGCGTTATGCGTCCAACAGCGCTCCAGCTACGGCGCCGATCTCACGGAATACTTGGAGGAATTGGGAGGCTGGGATAAATGCGTCATCCCGCTGGAATGGCGGGGTGCCCACACCATCGGCCCACTGGCGTACCCGGACCCCCGGACGCATCTCGGAGAGTTGATGTTCCCGGCGCGCTTCGGGCCGGAGGATGTCGCCACGGCGAAGCGCGAGCACAAGAACCACTACCCGGCGCAGTTCAACCAGGAACCTTCGGCGGGAGGCAAGAGCGGGCTCAATCGCGAGTGGTTCCAGTTTTACAATCCTCCCGGCGCGGGAGTGAAGGATCAGGACGGCCGCCCGCGGGCCATTCGGATCTCGCTCTCCGATGGATCGTTCGTTGAGCGTCTGCCGGTGGAGTTGCCGTCCGCATTCGAGCAAGTGGTGCAGTCCTGGGACATGGCTTTCAAGGGCGGTTCGGAAAACGATTACGTGGCCGGGCATGTGTGGGCGCGTACCGGAGCCAACGCTTACCTGATGATGCGCGATCACGGACACCGGACCTTCCCCGAGACTCTGGATGCCGTTCGCAACGTGACTGAAATCTATCCGTGCCCGGAGAAATTGGTGGAGGATACGGCCAATGGCCCGGCGGTCATCGACACCCTGAAAAATGAGATCCCTGGAATAATTCCAGTCCCTCCAGCGGGAGGAAAGTGGTCGCGCGTGGCGGCGATATCCGGGTACGTCGAGGCCGGGAACGTGTTTCTGCCGAATCCCGACCTTTTCCCATGGGTGTGGGAGTTCCTGGCTGAGCTGGCCGCGGGAGCCGCGGCGAAGCATGATGACGACACCGACGCCATGAGCCAAGCCCTCAAGCGCCTGTACGATTCCTCCAAACGCACCGCTGTGCCGGAGTTCCGCGTCTCGCCGCGTCTTGGGGAACCGTCGAATGCCGTTCACATCGACTCCCAAACAGTCGCGCCGTGGATGCGCCGGTTCGTGGCTGTCATTCCAGGCAGGGCGGCCCTATGGGTGGCGGAATTGCCGCGCGGTTGTATGCGCGTGGTTGGCGAACTGCCTCTCGAAGGAATAGACGCCATCGTTGCGGGCCGGGAGCTCGGGCGCAAGATCCTGGCCGACCTGAACAACGGGAAAAAAGTGGTTCGGATGAAGGAAGTCACGCAAAAACCTTATGATGTTCTGCTTCCTAAATCGGCGTTCGCCCCGATAGAGCCGGTCGGCTGCTGGGCGGAACTGATGGAGCAATCGCTGCTGTCATTCGAGCCGGAGGAAGCCGATTGGGACGCTCGCAACCAGGCGCGCGAGACGCTGCGCGCCGGCCGCATCCGAACCGAGATGGTGGAAGAGGGGGACGCCGCTGTGGACCGACTTCGCGAGCTGTTGGCGTTCCGACCGCCGGACTTCCAGAAACTCGAATACGACCGATCGAGGGCGTTTGAGCTGGCGGAAGAGAACCTGGCCGAGTACCACCGCTACATGGGCATGACGGAAGGAAAGGTAACCGGCGATTGGCCGAAGTTGAAGATTTCCCCGGAGTGCAAGTGTCTGATTGCCGAACTCGGGGCCTTTCGCCGCGACCAGGACCCTCCGGCTTTCGTTGAAGTGCTGCTGCTGGCGGTATGCGCCCCGCTCACCATGGCAAACGCGCCGGATATCCGGGCGATGCAGTGGCCCCAGGCTACTGCCGCTGGAAGCCGCTCCCGCAAGTCGCGAAAATTTTCCCTCGGACGGTGATACTATGGGGGCATGGTCATTTACCTAAGTCTTCTGATCGCGCTCGTCGGGATCCTGATGGAAGCGCTTTCCGCCAACGGAAAAATCGTCTCGATTGGCCGCGATATGTTTTGGGTCGGGTTGCTGGCGTTCTTGTTGAAGCTCGGGCCAGACGCCTTGAGCGTGTTGAAGGGCTAACGCATGGGCAGCCCGGCTTTCTTCGGCAAGCTCGTAAACTTCCAAGCGGCAGAACGCAAGCCGATGCTCATCCCGTTCGGGCTGTTCAACCCGCAAGACAATCTGGGCTTCATCGCGTCAGTGTCGTCCGGTTCGCAGTTGACGCAAGCGACCGTCTCTTACGCTTCAGCCCTCGTGATCGACGTTTCAGTAGCCGACGTAATCAGCGTGACTCTCACCGGGAACGTCGCCTCAATGACGCTGGATTACACGGGCGTCTCGACAATCCCCACCGGGCAGCGATTGTGGATCAGGCTGGTGCAGGACGCCACCGGAGGCCGCACGGTAGCGCTTCCGTCAAATCTCATCTGCGACAGTGGTTTCGCGGTGGACCATGGCGCGAGTCGCGCGACAGTGCTTCCAATCCAATGGAACGGAACGCACTGGATTTTCTTCGATACCTCGTTCTCCGTGCCGACAGCCTAATTCCCCGTGCAGGTTCCCGCAACAACGTCCGTTGCGCCAGCTCCGGTCCCGCCGGTGAACCATCAGTAGCTCGGGTACCAGAGGGATTGCCCCGGCAAATAGGTCCAGCAGAGTTGCCGCCCCACTATCGCGGTGGAAGCGAGCGCGATATTTCCGCCCGTCGCGGTGGTCCAGATGCCGGTGGGGATCGCGCAGACCTGCCCCGCAAAAGACAGAGAGGGCAGGTTGATGGTGCTGATCGCGGCGGTGCCAGATAACGGGAAAGCCAAGCCGCTCGGGGTGATGGTCGAGGCGCTTGCCACTACACCCCCGGTAGGCAATATCCGCTGGGGCGCCATTTCGACGGATTCGATGTAGGCCTGCCCCGCATTCACCGTGACGATGAAGTACCCGTTGAGCGGCTGCCCGTTCGGGATGGTCGCGTAAGCCGTCTGCGTCTGCACTTCGGAGGCGTTGGAAAAAGTGAGGTTGTTGGCGTAGAGCGTAACCAGGCTCGACCCCTGATATTGCACTTGCAGAAAAGTGGACGAGTGGACCCCGTCATAGCGCGCCGTTACATTGACGGAAAACCCCGTGATCTCGCTCGTTTGGAGATAGAAGTAAGCGTTGATGTCGCCCAGCGTTTGGCTGAGAACGTAGCGGCCGGTTACGCCGTCGGCCACCCAGGGATTTCCGGCATAGCTGTCGTATCCGCCCCCGCTGTTGTTGGCGCTCCAGAGATACGGTTTTACGGCGCCCACCACGGCAAGCGGCTGCACCGGATAAACGACGGGTCCGAGTCCGTCTAGCTGGGTAGCGAAACCAGTGGGGTTCGGCCAGGTGGTTCCGTTGTCGTGAATCGAATAGAGATCTTGCGTCGAATAGGACGCATAGGTGGTCCCGAAGGCCATGGGGGGAGGAATGTTGGGGCCGATCTGCATGCTGTTGCCGGTGATCTCGTCGTTATACTTGTCGTCCAGATTAATGAACGGGGTCGAGTTCGCCGCGCCGGTGGCGCACAGGGAGGAATTATTGGGATCGTCAATTCGGTTTCCGGCGATTTGCAGGTTGTATCCCGCCGTCGATTTGACCATTACGCTTGACGGGCAATAGGACTCGAAGTAGTTGTTCAGAACGCGAGTACTCAACGCTCCATTGAGAACCACCCCCCCCATGCGCTCGATGGCCGCCAGCTTGTTCCCCGCGATCACATTCTGGTTACCGCTCCAGATACTCAACAACGGGGTTCCGTCAATGTAGATCAGCCAGCCGTCGAGATCGATACGGTTCTCGTTTTCGATGGCTGCTTCGTCGCCGTCATAGTAGATCCCTATGCCGAAGTTCTCGATCAGGTTGTGCGAGATCCAGGCCCGAAAGCATTGGCCGCAGGAGAATCCGACGCCGAACGCCTGCACGGTGGCCGCGGAGGGCACCACATTGGTCCAGCGGTTGACATCCGTCGCGGTGGCGTAGGTGCCTTGCAGGTTCATGTCCTGGATCTTGACGCCCTTGAGATTGCCCTGATAGTTCGATCCGCCGGGAGGCGTCAGACTGTTCAACGCGATTGGGCTCTGGGCGTAGATTGTGAAGTTGCTGTAAGCGATGGAGGAATCGACGTCGTAGGCCATCGACTGAATCGCGGATTGGTAGGCGTAGCAGGGCGATGCCCCGAGGGTCAGACAGGACACCGACGTCGCGCCAGACCCCTGGCCTAAAAACTGGTGATACGCGCCATGCGTCACGGTGGCGTAGTCCGTGAGCGCCTGGGGCGGCAGAAGAACTTGCCCTCCGCCGGGGGTGACAACCACGGCCTCCTGCTGCCCGTTGGTGGCGCTCGCGATTGTCCAGGAGGAGTTGCCGGAGTGCCCGTTGTTCGGCGTTACGGTGATCGTGCCGCTGAGAGCACCGCTGGTGCAGGTGCCTCCCGTGATAAGCACCGCCTCCGAGTTGGGGCTGTCCGCAATGTAGAGATAGTGGGCGGTGTCCGAGCCGTTTACCCCCAGTGGGCATGGAGACAAGGGAATCGACTGGTTGACGCCGTGCGCGGAGAGATTGACGGCGGGCCTCTGCGCGGGGAAATTGTAGTCAGACGCACTCAAAAATGGCTTGTTCCTGACTTGGCTGATCCAGTCTATCTGCTGGGCGCCAGCGACGGCCACAAAAGCAAAAATCGCCTGCAATGTTTTTCGGTACATGGCTGAATTTTAACCCAATGGCGGCAAAAGTGCTAAAATCCCCAACAGGAGAACACCATGGCTCGAATGTCACCGCCCGGTAGCGATTCGGGAATCGCTATGTCTGCCCCCGTTCCGAAAAGCGCACCCAGTGGCCGGATGCCTCCCCCAGGAACGCCGGAAAAGGTTGCTGGCGCGAAGGCCAGTCGAGACGAGGCCGGATTCGTGGGCGCGGAGAATCACTGCATAGACTGTGCCATGTACGATGTCGAAACTGGCGACTGCGCGAAGGTCGAAGGAGTCTTCCAGCCGGACGATGCTTGCGCCAAATTCTTCGAGGCCGTGCCCGATGATGAATCGCAGGAGTCTGGCCCAGACGCCGACGATGATTCTGCCGGGCCTCCGGCTAGTGGGGATGACTCGGGATCATGAGCCTGTGGACAATTCTTCGACAAACCGATAGGATCGCAGCTCTCGAACGCGCGCTCCAGGAGAAAATCTCGCACGAGCGCTCCATGGAAGCGGCCATGAACGACTGCGAGCGTCGATATGAAATCGAGTTAACCCGCCGAATCTCAGCCGAAGCGATATCCGGCGAGCGGCGCGCGGAAGTGGAACGGCTCGTACTGGAGTTGTCCGACTCGCGCGACCAATTCAAGGCGCTGATGTCAGAGCGACTGAGAAGCCTCGACGCACTCAACCTGAAACTGATGGAACCGCGCGCCGAAGAGAAGCCGCCGGACATGGCGCAGTTCAGGCGCTCCGAGGATACTGCCGCCGGAGCGGTACGCTCAATGCAGAATCTCCGAAAAATGAGCGCCGACATGGACATGGCTCTCCTGACGCAACTGCACCCGGCATTCAAGCGCTCCGCAAAACCCCCGGCGCCTACGGCACCCAGCGGCGTTTCTATGAATGAGCCGATGACACCCGAGGTCGCATAATGGAAGTCCTGGGAGACGCCGCGCCGACCCCGACGAAAGAGCAGTTGATCGCCCAGCTAGCCAAACCCATCGCCCGCGTGATGTCAAGCGAGATGGCGGACGAATCCGACATCGACCGCGTATGGATTCTGCGGAAGATCCACAAAGCGAGCCTGTACTATCGGGATTTGCAGAATTTCGCGCCGGCGCTTTACGGTGGCCTGGTGGACGCCACCGGAATAGACGGCTCGATTTTCCCCGGCGGTGGAGACGGCGGTTCCTACGACTACACCCAAAACGACTACCGCGGTTATTGCCGAAAAACGATGGCAGTCCTGGGGACACGCATCCCGAACGCCGTAGCCGTTCCCAACGACCCGTCCGACGAAAAGGATATCGCCGGAGCACGGGCCGCCAACAATGCCGCCATGTACATGCGGCAGCAATGCGAACTTCAGGTTTTGAATCTATGGCTCGTATACAGCCTGTTCAATTTCGGCACGAGTTTTCTGACGATCGAATGGGTGGAGGACTCCACAAAATACGGCTGGAAGGACATCCCGCAAACTGGCACGGAATCAGTGCAACTCGGTGGCGGGTTCCAGTGCCCAGACTGCGGAGAGATGGCCTCTGGAGATGCGCGCCCAGAGTCATGCCCAAGCTGTACCGGGGATATGTCCCAAGCGTCATATCAGGACCCGGCGCAAGCCGATGTCCCGCAGGATCTCCCGCCAACACGCATCCCGAAGGGCGGCATCGAAATTGATTTGACGGACGCAAGCGAGGTAAGCGTTCCGCTCGATACGGACGGACGCAAGGGAGCTTCGGGATGTCTTTGGATTCGGAGAGAACGGGAAGAGCACAAGGCAAGACTTTTGCAGCGATTTGGGGATGCCCTGCGCCAAGCGATCAAGGATGGAGACAGCGCCTTTGAAGAACAATCCGTATCGCTTCTGTACGGCGAGAGTATCCGTTCCTCAATGGCATCGCCAATCGGCGTGGTTCGTCCGAAGCGCGAAAATCGCTGGTCGATTATCGAGGAAGATTGGTCTCCAGCCATGTATGAAATGGTGGCAGAGAAGGCTGACCGGCAACTCCTGAAAGAGAACTTCCCGGACGGCCTTCGGATCACGGCAATAAAGGGTCACGTAATCGACCTGGAGAATCGGGTAATCTACGACCACTGGCAAGAATGCCAGCCGGAGCCCACCAGCCGGATCATGTGCGAGCCGCTGGGCGAGGATTGGATTCAATTCCAGGATCTGTCAAATGACATCCTGAATCAGTGCCAGCAAAACATCGCGCGCTCGAATGAACCCGGCATTGCGGACCCCACTCGCGTGGATATGGACGCCTGGGCGCGGCGCCGCGACAATCCAGGCGATTTGATCCCAGCCGTTCGGCCCCCTGGGGGAACTTTAGCAGATTTGATTTACCGGCTGCCGCCTTTGACCTTTTCCGAACAGATCGCTCCGTGGTTCTCGCAATTGGAACAAAAGGCTCAGGACCGTACCGGCTTGACTCCAGTTATTTGGGGCGGCGCTACCGACGATCCTACGGCCCGGCAGAGCGAACTGAAAACGAACGCAGCCATCCGGCAACTCTCCATCACTTGGGTTATGATTGGAAGATGCTGGGAAGGCACCTACGAAAAAGGGTGCAAGCTATTGGCCGAACATGAGGATGGTGTCCTGGCATTCACCAGCCAAACGGCCAATAAATACGGGAAATTCGATACGGTCACTCTGGCGATCCAAGACCTAAAAGAGGGGCACTATCACTTCGAGGCCGATGAAGCCGTGCCGATGACGTGGGGCCAGCGGCGCGATCTCGCAATGTGGATGATGGATAAATCTCCCGAAATCCTGAAGGCTTTTGGGTTTGACGATCCGCTCAATATCCCCGAGATCAAGGAATTGCTGGACATGCCGGGCATGCACATCCCCCACCTCGACCAGCGCGATAAGTGCATGGATGTGATCGGGCGCTTGGCGTCCAAGGAAGCGCAACCGGGTCCAGCGAACCCGGATGGATCGCCGGGGCCGAAACAGCCTTCCGTCCAGCCGGAGTGGGAAGACGATTTCGATTTCTGCGCGAAATTGGTTCAGCAGTATCTGGTTAATAATTTCGAGCTGGAGCAGGGCAACCCGAACGGCTACGAGAACCTGCAACTGTACGGGCAGGCGTGCCAGAAAAAGGCTCAAGCGCCGCCGCCGAAGCCGCCGATCAAGGCCAGTGTGTCGGTTGCTCTCAAAGGATCGGATCTCGGATCTCCGGCGGTTACCGAGGCGCTGGAGAACGCCGGAATCGAGCCGCCCGGAGTGCAGGCCGTGATCCAGCCGCCGCAACCGAAGCCAATGCCGGTCCCAGTGCCGGTGCCGCCCGGCGGGATGCCGCCCAAGATGCCACCGCCGCCAGTACAATAAGTCATGCTGAAAGAATTTATCGCCAAGATCCTTACCGCGCTCGCCATTCACCCGGCGTTGCGCGGCGCGACCGCATCGCAAAAGATCGGCGCTCCGCTGCCGTCGCTGGCACATCGCGACCATTTCGATGAATCCGAGGTCGATATCGGCGGCGGGGCCTGCCAGCGCGCGACGGGTGAGAACTATACCGGCGCGCGGACGAACTTTCGGTATGCCGCTTGGGCCATGGCCGCGGCAAAAGGCAAGCGCTATTTCAACTCCTCTCTCGGCGGCGCGCGGCAGGAATTCGATGAATTCGTGGCAAAAAGGACGGTCGAGGAATGACGCCTATACCGCATTGCGAGACGCACAACTTGCAATCCTCCGCGTAAAGCGTTACCCTTTCCACAGTATTTGGAATTTCGCGCCTCGTAGAGGGGCGCGTGGATTGAAACCACAGATATGGCAGCAATTTCACTAGGATTAGGAGACGCTGGGGGGGGGGCACCCCCCGGCGGCACCGCCGGTGACCTCGACCTCGGTTCGCTCTTGGGGGACGCTTACGATTCGGCATCTGCCGATGAGACTCCTGGTGGCGAAGCTGGCGGCGATTCTTCGCTGCCTTCCGAAGGCTCCCAGGAAATCCCCGGCGGCGATGCGCCGACCGCACCGCAGACCCAGGACACAGCTCCGCAGGGAGACTCCCAGCCAAGGGCCGATGCCAACCAGTCCCCGTGGCAACTATCGCCAGACGGCAATTTCTATCAGGTGCCCAAGGCCGAACTGCCGCGAGTCCAAGGCGCATTGCAGTACAGCCAGCAAGTCAGCCAGATATTCGCCACGCCGGCCGAAGCGCAATCCGCCAGCCAACAGGCCTTTGACCACCGCACGATGTACAACGATTGGACTTTTGGAAGCGATCGGGCCGTCAAGAGCGTGCTGGACTTTTGGAGCGGAGCGAGTCACCAGGACCCGCAGTCGCGGGCGACATTCTCCCGCAGTTTCGAGAAAATGCTGACCATGGCACCGGGAGTTTTGCGGCAGACCAACCCGACGGCCTACCAAAACTTCATTCAGTCCACCGGGAAATCGCTGGTCGAATCCCTCTACGCCAAGGCCGCCCAGACTCAAAATCCAACGCACCTGGAAGACGCGCAGGCGGTCGAGTGGGGTCTGACGGGGCACTACCAGAAGGAATTGCCGCAGGCCGACCCTCAAGCGCAAGCGCGTACCGCGTGGGAGCAAGAGCGAGCTGACTTCGATAACCGCCAAAGCATTGCGTTGCAGAGAGATTCGGAAGGTTTCCAAACCTCTTCTCTGGACGGCCCGAAATTTCAGAAGATTGATGCGGCTCTGGATAAAATCCTGGCACCCATCAAGGCGAAATACAGCGATATCGCGTATAGGTCCATCAAAAAAAGCATTCATGATGAAGTCGGGGCCACCCTCCGACAGAGCGAATGGTGGACTGAGCATAAGCAGCAGTCTGACGCCATCATGCAGGACTACGGTACGGCTTGGCACTCAGGTTCGCGTGATGGCAGAAGTTTGCAACCGCGTGTTCAAGCGTATCATGCAGATTTTTTGTCCAGGGCAAACCGCGTACTTCCGTCAATCGCCGCGAAGTACGTCAATGCCACCTCACAGACCCCCGGCAAGCCGAGCGGCCGTCAGGCAGCCCCGCAACAGCGCGGCACCGACCGCCCCTCCGCATCGCCCCAGGCTCCAGTGGGGAAAAATGGACAACCCCAGCGGATCTCCTCCGACGAGTGGGACCGCCAATTCAAGGCGATATTCCGGTAGAAGCTCGACGCACGGCTTAACCTAAAAACGCAGCCACCCGCGCCGGACTCCACCGGGCCACCCCAAAGGAGTCTCAAATGGGCATCACCGCTCAAACGGCAAATGTCACCTCGGTAATGCTGGAGCAGGTAAACCAAAAACTGGGTTACCTGCTCGCGCAAAAGCAATCAAACTTCGCAAATCTGTTCAACAAGCAGGCCGAAAAACACAACGTGTCGGCTTTCAGTGACGGGGCAACCGGCGGCTCCCCAACCTACAGCGTCGGCGGCCCCGTGCTCGCCTGGCGCGTTCCCGCCCTCCTGTATATCGGGGGCGACTACCAAGCCTTCAGCCTCGACGGCGGCGACCTTGGCACCGGCTCGATGATGGGCACGGCTTTCATGGCCTTTGGAACCTTTGAAAACAACCTTGGGTTCAATTTGCCCATGCGTGCGATCATGGCCACGAAGGACAGGAAACAGGCCATTGTCAACGCCTTGAGTTTCTCGCTGGGAAAGGGCATTTCGGAAATGGCCATCTACAACGAGATCGGCCTTTTCAACGATTCCACCGGCACGCTGGCGCAGGCCAACGGGACCGGATCTCCCGTGATCTCCAGCGGCCAAGTGACGTACAACCTGGAAGCCACCTTCGCAACCAATCGCATCCGCGGCCAGAACATGCTGGTGGACATCTACAGCACGGCCAACGTGTTGCAGTTCGCCGGCGCCCGCGTTGCCTCGATCAACTACGCCAGCAACACCATCACGTTGAAGGGAGTCAGCACCTACACCCCCGTCAACACCGACCAGATCATGTTCCCGAACATGGGGCTCGGCGCCGCCGCCGGTGCCTACACCGCCGCCGCCGGTTCGTGGCGCAACGGAATCTACACCTTCAATTCGACCACCAGCTCCGGTTCGCTGGGCGGCCTGTCCTATGCGACCGCTTATGAACTGGTCACGCCTTCCGTCAACGGGCAGAACGGGTTCTATACCCCTTCGCTGGGATATGCCGGAAAAAGCCAACTGATTCAGCGCCGCGACGAGGAAGCCTATACCGACGTCATCGGCGTCTGCCACACCGCGCAACGAGTTTCGGCGTACTTGCAGGGAATCACGATTAGTAACTGGCTCCGCGGCAAGGCCGACAAAATGATCGACATCGCGCCGGGCGGAAACGACTACGGCGACACCTTCCCCTTCTGCGACGTCACGCACCACGTGTCCCGCTACGCCGGCAAAGCCCGAGTGGACTGGTTGAACCCCTCCAACTTCGGCTGGTGCCAACTCGCGGAGGTTGACTTCATCCAGACCCCCGAAGGAGAGAAAATCTTCATCGGGCATTCTGCGACCACCGGGAACCCGCAAGCGGGCTTCCAGTTCTACCTGCAAAATACGCGCCAGCTCTACTCCGTCGATTCGGGGTGCGGTGTGGTATTTTATTCGCTCGCGGTTCCCGCCGGGCAGTGATAAGTGCTTTATTTTCAGCCACTTGCCTGTATTGTCTTCTTGGGAATGGGGTGCCTGGACTTCGGGCACCCCGATTTTTTTCAACGCGGGTGCTATAATCCGCACAGGAGTAACGCATTGCGTAAAGCCATAGGTTTTCTCCTTGTTTTCGCGGCGGCGGCCTTCTCCCAGTCTCAGGCAACGAATCAGGTCGGCGGGCCGCCTCCAAACAATTACGTTTCGGTGTTCGACATAAGTTCGACTCCGCAGTATGTCTGCCAGGCGCAGGCCGTGCAGCCGGTGACGACGTTCCCCTTGGGGGGGACCCTCACCAACATTGTCGTTTCCTCGAATGTCGGGACGATCACCTTTACTTCCACCAGCTATCTGTGGGTCGGGGCGCAAATCACCGTCACTGGGGCCACCGTGGCGACCGCGCTCAACGCCACCTACAAGGTGACCGGCGTATCAGGATCGACGGCCACGATCACCACGGCGGGCGTGGCGAATGCCACCTACACTGACGCGGGCATGATGGTGGCGACCAATGCGCCGTTGCTGAACAATCCCGTGTGGGCGATTCAGATCACGCAATACACGAGCGGATCTCCCAGCGACCAGTATTGGGCCGGGACTCCATCGCCGGTCCCTCCGATGAACCTAAAGTGCTCAAGCCGCGCCAGTTACTAAACATGAACACAGAAATCGCCAACTTCAACAACCTGCTCGGAACTGAACTTGGGCGCCGCCCGGACGGCCATCCGATCTTCGCGTGGAAAAACAGCGATGTCCTTTTCTGGCCAGCATTCAAGACGGGCCGTACCATCGTCCGAAAGGTCGAGGTCTCGGTCCCCATCATCGGCGGCGGGACTGAAAACGTTGTCATCGAAATGCCGACTTCGGAGTACCGCCGCGACCGCCAAATGCGCTCTCGCGATACCTGGGTGGTCACCAAGTGGCTTTCGCCGGAGGATTTGATCTACGGCACCGACAGCCCGCACGGAAAAGTTCGTGGCACTTTTGACACGGTAGACCGTCCGACTGTTTCCCGTGAAACAGTGATCGCTCTCTGGAGCGAACGCAATCCAGGAGCACCATTCCCGGCGGCCGGCTGGCGCATCCCGACAAACGCGACCCTGCCAGCGCGCGACGGTGGGCCGCGGGAGCCAAACTGGATAGACACCGAATGGTTTATCGCCTGCGTCAAGGAACAAACGCGGCTCGGGTTCCAAGAGCGGTTGCAGGAGCAGTACGACGGGAAGGATGCCGTGGACGCCGCAATCGACAGAACGATTGGGGACGTGGTCTGTGATTGTTTTCCCGCATTTTTGAACGATAACCCTGGAAAGCGTGGCGGCTCCGTCAGTTTCCCGTTCTGGGCGAAAAGGGATAGGCTATAATTCAAACGAGGTAATCGAATGGCCCGCTACATCGCAGATTGCAGGTTTTTGGCGTCTATCTATCCAGGGCCGCTGCCCGTGATTCGGAGAAATTACGGGAGCAGCGTTAACGGGGAAGGGGCCGGGGCCACCAGATCGACCGCGTTTGAGTTGAAACCTGTGCCGCGCGGCGAAGACCCGTTCGTGCTTCAGATTTTCGATTCGTTCGAGGAAGTCATGGACATCGCGGGACTGAGCGCCATGACTGGCATCCCCAAGAGGCCAAGGATCTCCAAGCCGGTGTCGGTCGAAAGCATCGTTGCCGATCTCCTGAAACACTGGACCGGAGGCCTGTCCAACGTGCCCAACGGGGCGATGCCGGGGATTATTGAATTGAGGCCTATGAAGGTGGAACTTCGGAAATACTCCGAAGACGGGACACTTCCCGGCCCCAACAGAACAGAACTGGCGCAGATGACGGACCAGCAGACGCGCTACTTCGAGTTCCTGTTCGCGGAAGGCGAAAGGCTGAACGATCAGAAGAACTGGCAGGAAATCACCGACACCATGCGGCTGGCGGCCGATTGGCTCGGCTTCGAGCGCGTTTGGTCGCACCGCGCTATCGCCCGCGACACTTACGCCTGTCCGCTCTGCACCAAGATCATTTCGTTGGCCGCGGTGTTCTGTCCCGAATGCAAACAGCAGCTTCTTACGATACCGCCGGCCATCGCCGCGATCCAATCGCAGGCCCAACCTGTACGAAAATAGGAGAAAAACGATGCTCTGCCCACAGTGTGACGGGATTCTGAATCTTATGGGTTGCCAATCGTGCGGCTGGAAGCACGGCGATCCATCGACCCGCAACGAAGCGACTAACCCGCGAAAGTCCGGGAAGGAATACGGGGTTCCGGGGGTCGGACTCATGACCGTTCACACGGGGGGCAGGACTGACGCCCTGCCCGGATTCAACGTGAACAAGGATACGGAACTCGTTATTCTCAGCGCGGTTCATCGTGGCCTGGCACAGGCGCACGGAGAGCCCCCAGCTCTCTTCATTACCGCCGAAATCGTAAAACTACGCCTTTCGGATGGTTGGGGACGTGACCCGCGGGCATTCATGCAGCAGGGAGTTTCAGGTCCCCTCGTTGGCGGACCTGGGCTTCCCAATCCGCTGGCCCCGGCGCCGGATTCTGTCCAGACGATCCCCTACGTCGAAGTGAACGCGGGTTCCTCGCCGGTGCCGGAGCAGAATATCGACCACTCCCTTCCGCCCTCGACATCCGCCGACCAAGCTCGCGAAACCGCGCCCCTCGTTCAAAAGGTAGACCCTCACGAACCTGGCGCGCCTCAAGGACTTCGCGACCTCGGAACGATGCGAACCGGCAAAGTGCAGTAGGGGTGCAACGTGGCCATTTGTACGGTCCAGGCGGTTCTTGATGATGTGCGCGGCCTTCTGAGCGACGTGCAAGTCGTTGGCGGGGAAACGTTTACCAACAATTACCTGCTTGGCGTCACTGGCAGCGGCAACGCCGGTTCCGGCAGCCTCTTCGGGGAACCCTACCGGACCATGTTCTCCAAGATCACGGGCGGATCGAAGCGAGTCCAGCCGAACGTCTTGGTCGTACTCCCGGCAAACACCACCGTCCTGATCCCGCAGACCTACAACATCACCGATTTCAGCGAACCCGAAACAATTGAAGAGCGCGCGGCTGGACCCAGCATCGCAATTGCCTCCACCGACACCGCAACGCCGATCAACGTCACGTGCGTAGTCCCGCACAATCTCGGGCCGAATGGGAGCATGGTTGAGGGTGCCATTTCCGGCGTGCTATCGACCCCGGCGCCATGGGGGAATTGGTTCGCCACCGTTACAGGAGCGGAGACATTCTCGCTAAACGGCAGCGGCAGCGACGGCATCGCCGGAACGGGTGGGGCATTTTATCCAGGCTCGCAGGTCCCATTCACGGAAGTCTTCCCGGCGGATTCTCCTGGCACTCTGGACGGTGCGCCGGGCGGTTGCCTTGGGAACTATCTCTGGGCGAACAACCGGCTGCAATTCCGCGGCGCCACTTCGGCGGTTCAACTGCGGATCACGTACTATGCCAGCGGGACGGCCCCCACGAATCCGGCCTACGTCATTCCCATCGACAACTGCCGGGACTTCCTCGCGACGGCCACGGCCTCGGCAGCGGCCCGCGCGAAAGGATGGATGCCGATGCACGATGCCTTGCGGAACAAGGCATACGGCGATCCCTCTCACTCGGAAGAACTTTCGCTCATCGACTTGTTCTACATGGCCCAGGTCATGGCGGACCAGCGCGGCCCCCAGCGCAGACAGGGGCCGTTCCGTAGTCGCCGCTCCAAATTCGGGACTTACGTGATAGGATAATGGTCGGTTCGATTCCGACCGTTCTATTCTGATTCCATCCGCTGCGCCAACTCCATGCTATCCTTAACGTGAACCCGGCGAGCCGGGGGACACTGGAGAAAGACATATGGCCAAATTAGGAGATCTCACTGGAGCCATTCGCGCCAGGTTTGCAGGGAACCCGAATATTCCGCTTCCCTATCCATCAGTTGCATGCAACACCAGAAATGCTCCCGGTATCCCAATCGAGTGGGCGAACGCCAATGGATTTGAAGATCGTTACATGAACGCGGCGGGCAACGATTACGTCCGCATGATGGCAGTGACCGGGGCCAATCAGCCGATGTTCGCTCAGGAATTGGGCCGTGCGGCCCGCAACCACCTTTCGTACTCCCAGTATGTGACGGCGGCGATTGTGAGCGGCGTATTTGCCACCCTTCCGGCGGACGCGCACATCGAGAACATCACCTTTATCTGCCACGTGCCAGGATCGACGGCCGGCGCTTCCAAGCCGACTCTGTATGTGGAGCACTTGATCGGAACTCAGGCTCCTGGAACCGGAGTACCAGTATCGAACGTCGTGGATTGTCACGCCGCCGTTGCGGACACGCTTCAGACCTTGACCCTTCAGACTCCGACCACCAGCAATTCCGACGATCCGAACCTGCTGCTGCTTGCCGGGGACCGTCTCGGGATCGTGGTGGCCGGTACGACCACGGCTCTGGCCGGCGTGGAAATCACCGTTACCACGGCAAGTTTCAAGAACCAGATGATAACGTTCGAGATCGCGCAGAATGCCGACATTCCGGCGGCGATGGCGATCTTCACCGCCAACCGGCCCTACGTCCTCACCGCAGCGTCTTACTCTCACACCACCAAAGGCACCGACGCTGGCGGCCTGACGATGCAGATCACCGCCGATGCGAGCGGCACGGCGCCGGGCGCTGGGACGGCGCTGCTGACTGCGGGATTCAACTGCCAGGGGGCGAACAATACCGTTCAGGTGGGTGCCCTCACCGCTACAGCCGCTTCCCTGCGGCTGGCGGTTGGCGCGGCTCTGTCCATCGCCTTTGCCGGCGTGACTACGGCCCTTGCGGGGATCTCGGTCACTCTCACGCTGAATTGCACCAGCGCCGACCGGATCGAAAAGACATTCTCGCTGTACAACGTGCATGGGCAGGCCGATTTTACCGGGTTCGCGGCGCAGAACGTTTGGACGGCGGATCGGGACTACGAAATCATCGACGTGCGCGAACGGCAGGCGGTTGTAGCTGGGCAGGCCGGAACGCTTGGGTTGTACGCGGATTCGGGGACTACCGCGCC